CGTGTTAGCACTCATAATCCTAATCCCCACATCGGTCATTCGCTCAATGAGCATGAGTAATGCGAGTTGCCCCGTGATCGTGGTTTGAATAAGTAACTCAGGCGCATATAAGGCGCTATATTTACTACCTAACTTTCCAAAGGAACCGTTAACGCAGATTTTAAGCGTGTCGGCTGTCACTTTATCGCCCGACCGCTTGGCGACTATGCGGCGGTCAACAAGGCTTTCATATACGTTTATAAAGTGGCCCGTCATTGATTCGGGTTCTAGCCCTTGCTCAAGTATAATGTTAGGATAGTAACTCGCAACGTCCATATCGAATAGCAGGTGGTCTTTATCCGCGCCAACGAACTGGCGTTTCTCACAGCTATGTAAACCACCTATACCCATTTGATAAGGGGTATTATCAATAACAATACGTTCGCTCTTTAACCAGTCGGGTAACAACACAGAGCCGTTTTTACCCAAAGCGAAGGGTGTTTCATGGATTCGCGTTAGAATATCGCTAAGGTATTTACTGCTAAACGATACAAGATCAGGCGCAACATAATAAAATTCACTCGCTATTGACTCGGGTTTATAGGCCATATCGCCTGAGAGTTTTAAATATTCGGATTTAATCACAGCCTCAGCAATTTGCGCATCTGATTTAGAACGTAAATCTATGCCGTATTGGTCAGACATGGATTTGCGCAATTCGATTTGCGGCGCTAGGGCGTTATATAACCGCTCTGTTACGTCTAAATCGTTGGAGCAATAGTCGCGTAGCTCTTTAGCTTGTACCTCTGATATCGTCGCGCTAGGCTCAATAGGTAGGTCTTGCATCTTTGGGCAACCAAGGCGACCGCCGTATATCTTTAGACTGGCGCGACCGAACGACACTTCAAATAGGTCGATGTGATCCCACTTTTTAGGAATGCGTACACCTAGTCGCCAGCTTGGCACTTGATCGACAATAATCTTGTCTGACATGACTTTTAAATCGGCGTTAGAAGCGCCTGCTAAAAACGAGGCGATAATGGGTAGGTCGTAGTTGTTGCCGTTAAAACTCACACCGATAGCGCTCGACATTGCTTTATCGACTGCGCGGCGGTCTTTATCTGAGCACTTGTCGTTGTGCATTTCTACGACTAATGTTTTGTCGCCGTTGATTTGCTTGGCGGCAAATAAAAAATAGTTGGAATATACTTCACAATCCAATACAAACATGAGGGGTGGCCTCTTTGTTGGATGAAAAAAGACGCGCCCGAAGGCGCGTTAAAAGGGAGACACTACGGACTAAAAATCAAAGTCATCGTCATCATCGCCCAAATCATCGAAGTCGTCAACACTTCCACTCTCACCTTTACCGCCGAACGCTTCGCCATCTTTGGCAAACTGGACACCTAAGATGTTCGCGTTGATGCGCTTACCATATCGGTTGTTTTGAACCCAAAGCTCAACAATCGCGTTAACGTAACAACCAGCATATAGCTTGTCGTCGTCTTCGGTCAGTGGCGACTTGTCGCGGTCAATAACCATGGGGCGTTTCTGGCTACCAGCCTTGAACGACATACAACCTTCATAGCCGTCATACTCGCTTTCGTCGCCGTTCTTTAGGCACTTGCGGTCGCTAGGCAACTTAGAGCCTTTTAGGTCGGTTTTGATGCGCTCGGATATGTCTTTTTCAATCGCTGCGATAACTTCGGCATGATCTTCTTTACTGAGCAAGAAGGTCGCCTCGTACTTGATTTCAGCGCCGTTAAAAACAGCCTTTTGAAACAAGTTAGGGAAAGAAAGACGTACATTTTTAAGTTTATGTTTCATGGTTTTATACCTTTAATTTCAATTTTTAAGTTTAGCGTTACTTATGTAACACAGTCAGTATACAGATTTAATCAAAGTCGTCAAGCGATACATTAACCGCTTTTCGCTTGTCTGATTCGGGCGCTATTACTGGCGACCCTTGGTTAGTTCTGATTAGGTCGTGTATCTCTTTGGCTTTGGTTTTACCTAGTGCCTTTTCAGCAGCAGCAGGGGTCACTAGCTTAACCGTGTGTCGATCATCGCCCAGCAAGTCTTCTAGTATTGCGTCAGCCGTGTCAGTATCCGACCATGATCGGGTGTTGCGCCCAGCTACCAGCTTATAGCCTGCGAACCCTTCGCCGCCGTCTAACCTACCTTTTACAAGCGCCTCAATCGCATCAAACCAGCTAACAACTAGCTTTTTGTGTTTGAGCACAAAGGCTAGTTGTTCATCTGTTAAGTGGTCGGGCGGTTCGGCACAGTTATCAAAGTCGCCTATAATGGCGTCATAGGTTAGCTGTTGTAGCGCAGGGCAGGTGGCTTTAACCGAGCACCATTGACACGTCTTTTCGCTGGCAGTGCGCGGCGCGTCATCTGCTAACGCTAATTGCGCCTTTTCACTCACCCAGTTGCCCCACGCGAGTAGCTTGTCGGTTGAGAGTTCCCATTCGTCGATGTGGTCAATACGTGGTTGAACAATGCTAATCACAACACGTTTAATGTTATACGCAATGTCTAACAACGCGTAAGCGCCCAACGCGTACAGCAGCCCTTGTGGGTTGTCCTCAGCGTAAACCTTAACGCCTTTGCCGTATTTCAGATCAACAACGTGTAACGTGTCGCCCTTAATAGCGATGATGTCTGACGTGCCGAACCCTTCGGGAACCCACTCAGAGAAATCAACACGTTCTTCGGTCATCATAAAGTCAGCATTGATTGCGTTAACGTAATCAATGTATTGTTGAATAGCGCCCGCCATTTCATTATCCACGGGGAAATCGGCGTAACCTTCTAGGGCTTTACCTTCCATGTCAAACGGCTTTACACCTTCGTTTAAACACAGCTCTGCAAGCTCATGGGCGGAGCTACCTTCCATAGCGAACCGACTCGAGCCGCGAGGTTGGTCAGCCTCAGCCTTGACCGACCCAGCACAACCAATCCATCTATGCGCACCACTGGCGCTTAATTTCGCGTGCTTCATGTTAACCACCTAACGCGGTGAGTTTATCAAACAGTTCATTATAGTTTGATTCGGGCACTTGCTCGATAAGCGTTGCATCGTATTTGGCAAGCATCGTAACAACGGCTTTGCGGTTCTTTGTCTTGTCTAATCTAACCACCTTCGCGCAAAGCGCCTGCAAATCCGCAACAGTGTGTGTCACTCCACTGGGTGAGTTATCCACAGGGGCAGTTTCTACCTCTGTGTTATCCACAGGTATAGGTGTAGGTAGGGTGGTTGAGGTTAACGCCTCACGTAACATTTTAATTTCAGCGGCTAAGTTTTTAATTTCAGTTTCTAACATTGCTTTTCTCCTTTTAGTTAAGCTATACTTACTTTACCGTAACTTAACTCAGGACGCAATATATATGCTTAACAAAATATTTAAACACTTCGGAAGTGCCAAGGCGCTGGCCGATGAATTAGGTATTAGTCAGTCGGCTGTTAGCCAATGGCAAGACACGGGAATACCGCCCACACGGGCAATAGAAATAGAACGATTGACCGATGGAAAAATAAAAGCAACGGATATAATGGGGTATAACAATAATGAAGATCAAATTATCTAAGGGTGACGATTTAGGACACATTAAAAACGTTGAAATTGAATGGTCTAAAATAAGCAAAACACTATCTACCCATGAGCAAGCCGATACCAAAGGTGGCAAATACTTTGTGGGTGGTTACTTTAATGGTACGGTTCGCAAAGAAGATGCAATGATTGCTCGGACATTATTAACGCTTGACGTTGATAAAATACCCATGAGCGTCGACGCTATCGAGTGGGAATTGTCGGCAATAGGCGAAGCGATGGTTGCCTATTCCACGTTTAGCCACGGTGTAGGTGGGTTATCCTCATTGCGTGTGGTTATGCCGTTGTCGCGTGAAGTGACACCTAGCGAGTATAGACAATTGTCTAAAGTGTACGCTAAGTCGTTATCGTTATCGCTCGATGAATGTAGCTTCAAGCCTAATCAAGCCATGTTCTTCCCAACCTGCCCCGACTTGTCGGCGGCGTGGTCGTACACCAACGAGGGTGACGCGTTGGACGTTGACGCGCTGTTAGTTGATGTTGATGATGACTTTGACGTTAGTGGTGATGATGATCTTGAAATGGCTATCGCGGAACAACCGCTAGACATTACTGATGAGGCGGTTGTTCAGTACCTCAAATACTATCCCGCAGTTGACGCGGATTACAGCGATTGGATCATGGTTGGCGCAGCATTACACCACCAATTCAAGGGCGGTGATAAAGGATACGAGTTGTGGTTGGCATGGTCTAAACGCGACAAAGGGCGCTTTGACTTACATGAGATGCAGGCCAAGTGGCGCAGCTTTGGCAATAGTTCCCGCATGGTGACGTTTGCCAGTGTGATTTTTAAGGCAAAGCAGGCTGGTGGTATTGAACACGAGGTGGTCAACGAGGTGGGCGAAGTATCTACCCAGTTTGAAGCGCTAATGAGCGAGGCCGCAGAGGTCGTATCGTTAAGTGAATACCGCAGCTTTAAAGACAAAGTGAGTGGCATACCTAGCGCAATACTACCTAACGATTTACGCTCAATGCTCGCACAACAGGTCGTATCGGGTTTCGGTAAGCGTGAGGGTATTACCAAGACTGATATTAAAAAGGCCATTGCACCACGCACAACGGTTGTTAACGATGACGGTGGCGAGGTTGTTGTTCCTGAGTGGTTAGATGGTTGGGTTTATATCGAGACCTCAGCGGAGTTCCACGACACGGCGTTAAACTACTCAATCAAGCGCGAGGCGTTTAACGCTAAGTTTGACCGCGAACCCGACTGCCTAGCAGCAGACACTAACGCGTCAACCTTCGCCCTTGTGCTTCGGCCTATTCCCACGGTGGTCGATAAGATGTACTGGCCTAGTGCTGATCGCATCTTCCAGTTTGAAGGTAAGGCCATGCTCAACTCATACACGCCTAGTGGTGTTGAGCCTTGCTCAGAGATCGACGATGACGCACAGAGCGTTATTGACCTATTCCTAGCCCATCTAGCCTTTACCTTAGCCGATGAACGCGAACAGACCATACTGCTCGACTGGATGACCTTCGTTGTTCAGAACGCAGGTAAGCGCATTAATTGGGCGTTGTTGTTGCAGGGCGCACAGGGTACAGGTAAGACTTATTTTATTAACGTATTGCAGTTGGTGTTGGGCCACAACGTAGCTAACCTCGACCCCACTAGCATAAGTGGCCGCTTTACTGGTTGGGCGCATGGCTCTTTGGTGTTGGGTATTGAAGAAATCCGCATCTCAGGCACCAACAACTACGAAGTGCTTGACCGTATGAAGCCGTTTATAACCAATAAAACGGTGATGATTGAAGAAAAGGGCCGCGACCATAGGACAGTACCTAACTTCACAAACTATTTCCCCATCACCAACCATAGGGACGCGTTACCCATTGGCTACGGTGATCGCCGTTGGTGTATTTTAGAGGGTAAAATACAGAGCGAGGACGAATTATTTGAAGCGTTGGGTGGTGTTACTGGGGTTGATGCTTACTTCGATAAGCTGTTCACAGAGACAAATAGACGCGCTGATGCACTGGCGCGGTTCCTAAAAACACGCGAGATTAGCGCAAGGTTTAACCCAGACGGTCGAGCGCCTCACACCAATGCGCGTGATAATATGATTCAATTGGCGGTATCACCTGAGCGAACATTAGTTGAAGATGCCATCCATTCTCACGAATGCGGGGTGGTGAGTGATGGTGTTTTAGACGTTTCACACCTAAAGAATCTATGCGAAATGGAGGGTGACGAACTACCTTATGGGCGAAAACTATCGGCTATTTTGGTGGACATGGGTTATAGCCAAATACCTAATAGAAGGGTGAAGATTGCCAAAACTCGAAAATATCACTATGTTTGGGTTAAGGGGGAGGTTGATGTTGATGATGTAATAAGCAATGTTCGTGACTTCCACGATGACCCAAACTATGTGCCATTTTAGCGTAAAAGCCTTATATGGGGCGCAATACAGCGAAAAGGGCGCAATGTGGGGCGCAAAGTCAACATTGCGCCCCACGCTGAAACCCTTACTACCACTGACTCTTATATTAAAAGGGTGCAAGGGTGGTATAATAAGAGGATATTGGTAAGCAGATAGAATGGCTCTATAGGAGAGAGATTATAGAGAGCGATATAGGGTATAGGGAGTAAGGGGAATTTACCCACCCTTGCGCCCTTTTCGATTTTAAAAACGCTGAAAGCCTTTGGTGGCGTGGCTTTCAGCGTGGGGCGTAATGTTTTTCTCTTTGCGCCCCACGGTGTTTCTAGTGGATTTTAACCAGTGTTTTATGGGAAAAGCCTATAAACACTCGGTCTACAGGCGTAGTGACTACTAACATAGCTTTACTGGCTATGGTTTGTGATATAATCAACGGAATTATTAACAGTCCACCCCAACAAGCGGAGACAATATTATGGCAGGCGGAAGACCAACAAAATACACACAAGAATTAGCAGACTATATTTGCGAGAGGTTGGCTTGCGGTGAGTCGATGCGATCAGTTTGTCGAGACGCTGATTTGCCAGCGGTATCATCCGTATTCAAGTGGATTCGAGAAGACGCTGAGTTTTCATCGCAATACGCGAAAGCCAAAGAGGAAAGTGCCGACGCTTTAATTGAGGATATGCTAGACATTGCCGACAATGGTGTTAATGACTACATGGAAAACCTAGATGCTGACGGTAAGTGTGTTGGGTATCGCCTCAATGGTGAATTCCTACAGCGGTCTAAATTGCGTGTTGATGTGCGTAAATGGGCAGCCTCTAAATTAAAACCTAAAAAGTACGGCGATAAAACACAGGTCGATAACACGTCAAGCGACGGGTCTATGTCACCAGTAAGTAAGATTGAGCTGGTTGCTAAAGACTTCCCAGCATGACTGTAGGACAGATCGAGCTGCCACCATCGCTAGTGCCTGTCTTCCAAGGCGAGGCACGTTATCGCGGCGCTTGGGGCGGTCGTGGGTCTGGTAAGACACGTAGCTTTGCATTGATGACTGCGGTTGAGGGTTATCGGTACGGTAAGGCTGGCATGACAGGTCAGATCCTATGTGGTCGCGAGCATCTAAACTCCCTTGATGAATCCTCACTAGAGGAAGTAAAGGCCGCTATAAGGTCTGTGCCATGGCTTGAAGCTTACTATGAGATAGGCGAGAGATACATACGATCTAAGGATGGTCGCATCAAGTACGTCTTTGCTGGCTTACGGCATAACCTAGACTCAATTAAATCTAAGGCTAAGTTACTGCTTGCGTGGATTGATGAGGCTGAGGGTGTGAGCGAAGAGGCATGGCGCAAGCTCATCCCGACAGTGCGTGAGGACGGCTCAGAGGTGTGGTTGACTTGGAACCCTGAATCTAAGGACTCAGCAACCCACCAGCGTTATCGAATCAATCCACCAGAAAATGCCAAGATCGTTAAGGTTAACTGGTCAGACAATCCGTGGTTTCCTAGCGTACTAGAACAAGAGCGCAAAGACGACCTTGAGCGTAGGCCTGACACTTACGGCCATGTGTGGGAGGGTGACTTCCTAGAGTATCCTGAAGGTGCTTTCTGGCTTAGAGAGATTAACAAGGCTTACGCTGATGGCCGTATTGGTCGTATGCCCGTGGTAGAGGCTCATCCATGTATGACGTTCTGGGACATTGGCGCAAGCGACGGCTGTGCTATATGGGTAGTGCAGCAAGTCGGATTAGAGTTCCGCTGTATTAACTTCTATGAGGCGTGGGGTGAGTCATATAATCATGCCGTGAAGTGGCTTAAAGCGTTAGATATGGTGTTTGAAGAGATGTACTTGCCTCACGATGCCGATCACAAGCGGCAGGGTCAGACCAGCAACAAATCACCAAAGCAGATGCTTAAAGAGCTGATGCCTAGCTCTAAGTGGCGTATCGTGCCGCGTATTGCTGAACTAAACTGGGGTATTCAACAGACCAGTGACGTATTCCCGTACTTATACATTGATGACGTTAAATGCGCCAAGGGCTTAGATCATCTAAAGTCATACAGACGCAAGTGGTCAAATAGTGAGCAGCGCTGGTCGCACATCCCAGATAAGAGTGAGGGCCATAGTGAGGCCGCTGACGCACTAAGGCAGATGGCGCAAGCATTTGCAGCAGGTGATCTAGGTCGTAGCTCTAAGAAGCACAAGGGAGCCTTGAAGCGCAACCTTAAAGGTATTGTGTGATATAATCGGGCTATATTGATTATTGAGGTCTAGCCATGCCAGTTCACAAGCCAAAGAAGAAGCCTGTAAAGAAGCCTAAGAAGGGAGGTTATTTTCTCTAATGAGCTTACTTGATGATTACATGGCGCAGGTACAGTATTACAAGAAGGCTGGCTCCATTGGTGCTGGCTTGCTGTCAGATAGACCTGATATTAGCTTGGGGCCACAAGGATTGCTAGGCCAGATGCAGTCAGCAGGGGCTAAGTATATGGAGCGTGTAAGCGACCCACTATCTTACTACCAGCAGAATCCAGAAGCTCAGGGGTTAGGCACTGTTACGCCTATGTTTGATTTAATGGATTTGGCAACAGGTGGCGGTAAGGGAGCTATGTTCGGCGCTGCTAAGAAGGGCGCTAGGAGCTTAATGGATAGGGTATCATCTATTGGTGACGCTCCTTTGCGCGGCTCTCCTATGCCTGCTAACATACCAAATAGAGGGTTGCTTAATATTGGCCCTAACCCTGACGCAGAAGCGGCGGCAGTTGATTATGCTAAACGCTCAGGTATGTCATACAGCCCTATACAGCAACTAAACCCTGTAGATCCAGAGTTCGGCGCTTTAGCAGCTAGGGAATATGAGTTAATGCGGCATGATCCAACTAATCCATTTGTTGCAGATAGCTATACTCAAATGAAGAAAGAGCTAGTAGGTCAGTATGATGCAATGCTTAGGCAAGGTATAAAGCCAGAATTTGACACGAACCCTTACCCTACTAGCCCGTATGAGTCGTTAGTTGATTTGATTGAAAACAAACGTCTTAAAGTGTTTCCTACTAACGCAGGGTACGGTTCAGCAGATCAAGCTATTGATATTAGCCAAAACCCTTTACTTGAAATGTCGCCGTATAAGATTAGCGGTCAGCCTGCAACATACAATGACTTGTTTAGGGCGGTTCACGACTTCCAAGGCCATTCCAAGTCTGGCGCAGGCTTTAGGGCGGCAGGAGAGGATAACGCATACTTATCACACGCTGGTACAATGAGAGGGCCAGCAAGAAGGGCTTTAGGCAGTGAGACTAGAGGGCAGAATAGTTTTCTAAACTTTGGGCCTGATGGCGCTAAGAATAGATCAGCAGGCATTGAAGATACAATCTTTGCTGACCAGAAGGTTGGCAATCTACCCAACTACATTACAGAAAAAGGGACACCAGAATTATATGCTAGACAGCAAAGATTTGATCAGCTTAGATCAAGTGATAATACAGGGCTTGAAGGAGCAATTGATGATTCAGGAAACCTCCGTCTTGTACATTACTCGCCCAGACCAGTTGAGCGTATCGACCCTAATAACTATGGAAAAGGACTATCTGGACGAACTGTATCAGAGCGCAACAGATCAGCTCACCCAGATTTTGTCAACAGAAGCTTCTATGGCATAGAGGCTACAGATAATCCGTACAAAAAAGAATACGGGCTAGGTAGTAATAAGGTTGAAACACAGATTGATGCGGCCCAAGTTTATGATGCTCAGAAAGATGTTGATGGCTTGTGGAAGGCAGCAAAGGGCGATCCAACTAAGGCAGAGCGTAATATATTTGATGCTGGTTTTAGTGGTTACTTTGTAAACAATAAGCAGTTAGGTAAGGTCGCAGCTATATTCGATCCGTTAGATATAACCAATAAGCTGATGATTCCTTTGGCTGTAGTAGGTACTGGCTTACTTGCTGCTGATGAAGAAAATGAGAAGGTTGGGCTACTAGGTAATGCGATTTAACTTGACGTTACCTATGGGGAATAACTTTAGGGTATAATGGCTCATAATTTAAAGGGAGCATAATGGCAATTTCAACATATTCAGAGCTGCAAAGTTCAATCGCAAACTTCCTAAACCGCGATGATCTTACAGCTACAATTCCAGACTTCATTGCTTTGGCAGAATCGTCTATTAGTAACGAGCTACGTCATTGGCGTATGGAGACTCGCGCTGAGACTACGATTGACGGTCAGTTCACTGGCATTCCATCCGATTGGCTACAGACGATCCGCTTTCACCTAAACACGGCTGGTACTGATGAGCTACGCTATTTGCCACGAGCTGAGATTCAGCGTGTACGAGCAGAGCAGCGTGACGCTACAGGTACACCCGCTTACTACGGGCATAACGCAGGCCAGTTTGAGGTATTCCCCAGCCCAGACTCGGCCTATAGTGCCGATCTACTGTACTACGCTAAAGTGCCTACGTTGACAGACGCAGCTCCGACTAACTGGCTGTTGACTAACTACCCCGACATTTATCTATATGGTGCCTTGATTCACTCAGCGCCATACCTAAAAGAAGACGAGCGCGCTCAGACTTGGGCTGCTTTGTACTCATCTGCAATACAGCGTGTTAATAACGCTAGCAGTAAATCTACCGCGAGTGGTTCTGGCCTTCGCTTAAACATTAAGGCTTATTAATATGTCATCTTTAACGGACTTCCTAGAACTAGAGATGCTTGACCATGTATTTGGTGGAGCTGCATACACTGCGCCTTCTACGCTATATGTTGCGTTGTTCACCTCTGCAACTAACGATGCTGGCGCTGGTACTGAGGTGAGTGGTAACGCTTATGCTCGACAGTCTATCGCATTCAACACAGCATCAGCAGGCGCTACAACTAACACAGCCTCGGTCGAGTTCCCTACATCTACGGGTAGCTGGGGTACGATCACCCATGTAGCTCTATTTGATGCAGCCACTAGCGGCAATATGATGATCCACTCAGCCTTAACAGCAAGCAAGACGATTGCTACGGGTGATGTGTTCCGCTTTAATGCGGCTGACTACGACATTACGATTGATTAACTATGGCTCTTAACGGGTACGGCGCAGCACTCTTTGGTGTAAATATATACGGTCAGGCAGCTTATGTTGATGCCGATACCAACGCGCCTATCTCTGTTACTCAGACAAGCGACTCTCAACGGGTTAGGGTTGCTGATGTAGTTCAAGTCATTAGTGGTGTTCAGGTTGCTCTAGGTACTCGCATCCATCAAGCGGCTACAGTGGCCTCTGCTGCATCTAATATAACGCTTACAGCTAGCCTACAAGCTAAGGGCGCTACTGTTGCAGGTATTACGTCTAGCCAGACCGCTACAGGCGTTAAGGTTAGGACTGCAAGCTCAGTATCTGCCATTGTAGTGACTCAGGCTCCTAGTGCGGTAACGGTGTTGTCAGCAACTACATTAGCGCCTATCACTGGTAGCTCAGTAGTGGACGGCTTTATTAAAGCTAGCGGCGTGACGGTGTCAGCAATTACAGTTAGTCAAGGCGTAGATGCGCGGTTAAAGTATATTGATATTGAGACTGACTTGCAGACGTATGACGCTCTAGTGGCAGATGTGCAGGTGTGGAATGACTTACTGTTAGACGCTCAAGATTACACAAACTTACCTATAGATTCGCAGGTCTGGAACACGCTCTCTAGTGATAGCGCGACTTACGTCAATTTATAGTATAATTAAACCAGATTATTTAACAGGATATAGCAATGGCTGATACAACTACCACAAACTACGGACTAACTAAGCCAGAGATAGGAGCCTCAGAAGACACTTGGGGAACTAAACTCAATACTGATATGGACTTGGTTGACACTCAGATGAAGGCTAACGCTGACGCTGTAGCGGCTACGGTTGTTGTGGCTAACGCGGCACTGCCTAAAGCTGGCGGCACCATGACAGGCGATCTTGAGCTAGGTGATAACGTCAAGGCTAAGTTTGGTGCTGGTGATGACCTACAGATTTATCATAACGGCAGTAATTCTATTATTGAGGATAGTGGGAGCGGCGACCTTGTTATCAAAGGTTCTACCAATATTTGGATGCAGTCAGCTACAGGTGAGAACTATTTAAGAGCTAATTCCAATGGTGGTGTAACTTCATACTATGACAACTCAGTCAAGCTAGCCACAACCTCCACAGGCGTAGACGTAACGGGCAACGTAGACCTAGCAGATAACGGCAAGTTGTTGTTAGGTAATGCTGACGACCTACAGGTCTACCATGATGGTTCAAACAGTTATGTTAAAGAGATAGGTACTGGTGACTTAATCCTTCAAGGTGTTGCAGCGGTTCGTCTACAAGGCGGTGGTAACAGCGAGAACATGGTTGTGGGCAATCAAAATGGGTCAGTAGATCTTTACCATAATAATTCACAAAAACTAGCCACCACATCCACAGGCGTAGACGTAACGGGCACGGTGACTGCTGATGGGCTTACTGTTCAAGGTAATGCAAGCGTCGGCTTAAACCAAGATATTTCTATGGACAGCGCAGGCTCTGGTCAGCTAAAGCTAGACGGCCTTGGCTATAATGCTGCGATTGCTTTAGATTCTGACGCAATGAACATTTACACAACGTCAGCATCAAGAGATGTTGTGTTAGGTGCTAATGAGACAGAGGTGCTGCGTGTAAAGCCCACAGGCGTAGACGTTACAGGTACGGTGACTGCTGATGGGCTTGTTGTTGATGGTGCTGGGTTTGTTGCACCCTCAATCTCAGGTGATGGTACCAGTGAGACTCAGCTCCGCTTCAATAGTAACACTGCCGCAAGAATTTCAAACCAAGCAAATACTGCTTTAGTATTTGACACCAATGCCACAGAACGCCTACGCATATCAGCCGCAGGCAACGTGGGCATAGGTACGAGTTCGCCAGCCACTAAGGGGCACTTTTTCTCTAGCACCACAATGGATCAGCTATCGGTAGATGGGATAGGTGCTATTGAAACAGGCGTTAACTTTAAAAACAGCGGCACAACTTACGGGCAGATATACTTCAATAACGTATTCCCATACGATATGAGCATGATGCAGCAGTATACATCTGGCTCACTTATTCTTGGCACTAATGACACAGAACGTATGCGCATAGACTCAAGCGGTAACGTAGGTATTGGTACGAGTTCGCCAGTATACCCGCTTGTCGTGTCCAATAGTGGAGCGCAAGGTCTTGAGTTTATCGTAGGAACTACAAACTTTATTCAGTCATATAACCGAAGCACATCAGATTATACGCCACTTAAAATAGATGCTGAAACCATTACCTTTAGTACAGATAATGGCGCAGAACGTATGCGCATCGACTCCAGCGGCAATGTGCTGGTGGGTAAGACTGCGCTGGATGGAAATACTACAGGCTTCCAAGTTGAGCCTGCTGGAGCTATTGCGGTAACAAGAAGTGGCTCAACAACTGCATACTTTAACCGCAAGACAAATGACGGTGATATTGTCCAATTCCGCAAAGACGGCTCAACCGTAGGTAGTATTGGTGTTACATCTGGCGATTTACTTATTGGCACTGGTGATACTGGCTTTCAGTTCTATGATGCAGGGAATCAAATACTACCTAGAAACACAACAGGGGCCAATGTTGACGGTCTAATACAGCTTGGCACTTCTGGCTCACGCTTCAAAGACCTCCACCTCTCAGGCGGCGTCTACTTAGGCGGGACAGATTCAGCGAATAAGCTGGACGATTACGAGGAAGGGACTTGGAATCCGCACATTAGAGATGATAATGGGGTAGTCGTATCCTGTACAGGGCAAGGTAAGTATACAAGGGTGGGCAATACAGTGTACTTACAG